ACATGCGGTGCTTGCGTTAATACAGTACTAACAAGATTAAAAAAAGAGATCAGAAACAATGGACTTTAAAATCCTTGAACCGTATTCACCAATGTTTTGGTCAGATAAAACATATTATCTGATTAGTGGTGGACGAGGTTCAGGTAAATCTACTCAAGCAGCTGCATACTTTTTGATCAAGCTAATGGGTGATGAATATTTTAGAGGTGTTGTATCGCGATATACTCAAAAGTCCATCAAGAGTTCAATCTATCGAGATATTCTTGATTTAGCTGAGTCTTGGAACATCAAGAAGTTTATCAAAATCGAAGGTGATGAAATGACTAATGTCCTAAATGGTAACATGGTTATAACACACGCCATGAAACTACAAGACGGTACAATGACTGCAAAAGGTAAAGGTTTAGCAGGAGTTACACACCTTTTGATAGATGAGGCAACAGAATTACCTTCAGAAGAAGAATTCATCAAGTTAAATGACTCATTTAGAGCTAAAGGAGCTGAAAGAAAGGTCTTTATCTTGTTTAACCCTACTTCAAAGAGACACTGGATCCACAAAAGATGGTATGTAGATGGTCGACCTAACTCAAAGTGGTTCGATGATCATGTTTTTATACACACAACCTACAAAGACAACGCAGAAAACCTAGATCCAAAGAAGATTGTAGAATGGGAACGCATGAAGGCTTTAGATCCTGAGTACTACTCACACCATATTGAAGGCGAATGGTTAGATGGTATCGTTGGTAGAATCTTTGATAACTGGCAAGTTGGTACACCTGATCCTGAAGGAGAGTATGATACAGTATATGGACTGGATTTTGGCTTCTCGAATGACCCCGCTGCACTGGTCGAAGTTAAAAGAAAGAACAATAAACTTTATTTAAAGCAATTAGTCTACTCACCAGGACTCACGAATGCAGACTTGGTACAACAGATGAAAAAGCATGGAATTACTAATAGAGACCAAATAATTGCAGACTCAGCTGAACCTAAATCTATTGAAGATCTAAAGAGAGCAGGGTTTAATGTTAAACCAGCGTACAAAGGTCCTGATTCAATTCAAGCTGGTATCAATACACTAAAAGAGTATGAAGTCTTTATGCATCCTGACAGTTCAGATCTACACGATGAAGCATTCCTTTACTCATGGAAACAAGGAACTGACAAACCAATAGATGATCATAACCACGCAATCGATGCTATCAGATATGCTCTGAGTAAACCAAAACAAGGTCAATATGCATTCGCTGGTAAACGCAGAAATAATTTTGAGGAATTATAATTCAATTTCTCACCTAAATATATTTATTAATAACAAACAAAAAAATTAAAAATGGCAGTATACAGCTCAACATACAGAAACGTAGTTGAATCATTGAGACAAGTTTGCAATGATCACCCTGCAATTAAAACATTTCGTTGTGGACCAGCTTCTATGATTGAGATACCAACTGAGGACCAACAGGTTTCAGCAAAGTACCCATACGTGATGTTAATACCTCAACCTGCTACTATTTCACAAGGTTCTACTACGTATGACTTTGATTTAGTGGTAATGGATTTAGCGAAAGACAAATTAGACCTAGAAGAGAGAACGCACTCAAACACAATGGAAATCTTGAGAGATGTTTTAGCTAAATACAAGATGACTACATGGAAAGAGTTTAGATTTAATATCACTTTACCAGCAGTAGCAACACCATTCTTTGAAGGTTACAAAAACTCTACATGTGGTTGGACAGTTCAATTACAGATAGAAGCTTTAGCACCTTTAGATCACTGTAATAATCCAGTAGCGTAATGACATTAGCAGAGATAAATGATACACAAATGCAGTCTTTGGGCAATAGAATCAAAACTATGGTTCTTGCTCAATTACGTCAACAAGTACCAGCGAGAGGTAGAAATCCTTTTGCAACTGGTTTACTTGCAGGTCGTATCAATGCTAACATGATCATCTGGACTAAAAATGATGTCGGTAACTGGGAGTTATCAATAGATCTAAATGCAAGTGGATTACCAAACGAAGCAAAATATACTAACTTTGGTACCAGAAACCACAATGAATTTAACACCATTAGAGATAATGGTATTTTTGGTTTACCATTTGAAGGATATTCTAAAGGTGGACCTGGAGTTAGAGCACAAAACTGGACATCGATGACTAGAATAGAAACTAGATTGAGATCAGTTATCGAAGGTCAATTAAAAGTGTCAGTAGAACAATTTTTACAATCAACAATACAATCAATGACTAATGATAGAGTTTAGAATTAGCGGTAGAGATTACAAAATAGATGAAGTTACAATCCAACAGTATTACGATATTCAGGATTTAATTGTCAGACAAGATTTTGCTGCCAAAGTAGAGATAGTTAGTAAAATTTCCAAGTGCCCTGAAAGTGAATTAAAGAAGCTAGACAAGCATCAGTTCATTGTTTTATGGGATAACTTGGTTAACAACTATTTAGATCTTTCAGAGCAAACACCATTTCATAGAAATCTAGTATTCAATGATGAACTATATGGTTTCATTGATGTTAACAAGATTACTCTAGGTGAATTCGCAGATATGGACATGTTAAAGACAGATCCAATGAGTCAAAAGAAATTGCACATGATGATGGCAATCCTTTATAGACCAGCAGTTCAAATAACACCAAAATGGATGGAAGTTGAAGCATATAACTCTGATACAATGATGCACAGAGCTGAAGAGTTCTTGAATTTACCAATCAAGTATGTAACAGGAGCTCTCAATTTTTTTTCAGCAGTGTCAAAGTATTACGTAGAAACTACCCTCAACTCTTTGACACAGAATCCAACGACGACTCCGAGGGAGAAGCTAATGATAGAGTTGTCGAGCCAAATCATGTTAGAGCAGCTAGAAATTGGAGTAAAATCATATACTTCTGTGCAGGAGACGATATTACCAAAACTGGAGAAATTGAGCGAACTAGTGCAATTGGAATATTCAACTATCTTGCACACAGAAAACAAAAACAAAGAGAAGAAGAGAACTATCGTAGACAAATGGAACTCCAAAATAAAAGATAAAACAAAATGGCTATAACATCAGTATCGTACAAACCAACATGGACAGGCCCGGCGTATAACCCAATTATATGGTCGGTATTGAGTTCTAAAGTTAACTCAACAGACTTTAAATATGTGTTTGAAGTTTATGTAGATGGCGTTAAAATCAACACAGTAAAACAAAGAGCTAATATCTCTGGTTATGGAATGATTGACGTTGCTACATTAGTACAAGCATATTTAAATTCTGCATCACCTCAAGCAAAGATTACTCAAGGTGAAACTTCAATTGACTATAATAATGGTGATGTCTTCTCAGATAATTACTTGATGAGTCGTAAAGTTTACCTAAAAGTTGGTGAAGAATACACAGTTAACAACATAACTCAAACCTATATAGGAACTGCTGATACTCCTGGTGCTCCTGCCTATGTCCTGACATCAGGAAATACAACAACTGCAGATACACCAGTCCATATTTGGAATGCGTCCATGACAGATCATGAGCAGCAATGGAATATGCAAAAGACCACAGTATCTGGTATTTGGGGTGACAATCCATTTGATGGCAACAAGAATTATGACCATGGTTTAGGACTTGCATATCCATTAATGAAGGCTTCTTTAAATCAAGATCTTTATGAGTTTGACAAGATGGTACTTTCATATTTGAACTGGACTCCTAATATTGCAGATGCAAATGATAGAGCTATCTTTGGTTTTAGATTTAAAATCTATGATTCAGATGGAGCAACACACACATTTGATAAACCAATGACTGCATCAAATGGCTTTGGTCAAAGAGCAGCTTGTGAGAATACCATTTCAACTTTAGATTCAAGATATTCTATCGTTAACGTGTTAGCTGGACCTTCAAATTTATATGAAGCATTAGAGTACACGCCGATATACCCAACTACTAAAATAGAAATAACTGGTTACACTCAAGCAACTGATAACTGTACATTTGGTGTACCAGTTACAGAAACAGTAACTATTAATGTGTTAGAGTCATGTCCAAATCCACTTTATAGAAGAGTTAGACTTTCATGGTTTAATGAACTAGGTGGTAGAGACTACTTTAACTTTAATATGTTTGTAGAGAAATCAATCTCAACAACACAACAAATGTACGCTCAAGAGCAAGTTAACTGGTCAAATTCAACACCAGTTCCAATGTTAAATGACTCATTACCAATTGGTAACCTTGGAATCAAAGGTGGTTCTAAAATCTTTAACAAAGAA